ACCTATTCCATGTAATTTTGCATGTAAAATTTGATTTTCTATGGTTTCAGTATTTTCTTGTTTATTATTCATTTTCTCTTCTTTTTATCTGATCTTTTTAATTCCATTTCTTTTTCTAGCATTTGATCTATAATTTTTTGTAAATTTTTAAAGTCATTATCATCCATTTTTTCATACTCCCAATAATTGCTTATTGGTAAATCATTAGCTAATTTTCTAATTTGTTCTCCTAACATAGCATCGTTAGGATAATCATAACACAGTTCTTTTAACTGTTTTCTTGATAAGCTTTGGTGTTCTTTGTTTCTTACTCTCATATACTTTTTTTAAATACGAATTCAATGGCTCGTTCTGCTTCTTTTTCAATTGGTCTTTTTAAATACCAATTACCTGTTTCACTATCCAAGTCTCTTATTATATACTCAATCTCTTTTGCTGTAATTGGATAACCTTTTGTTATTGCATTGCCAGCAATAGATACCATCAATTGATACATTGCATAATACCAACCTTCATTTAATCCTTTGTATTCTTCTACTTTTCGTTTATTTACAAATGGACAATCTGCATAACCGGTCCAAGATATATCTGTATTAACTAACATAGATTTTCTATGTTGAATTATTCCTTTTTTAATGGCATCTGGAAAGCGATCGAAAATTCCTTCAGCTGGTAAGACGTATTTGTGTCGTACCATGAGGTCATCTGGGTCCATAACTTCTCCATCGTGGGAGAAGATGAAGTTGAAACTATTTTTGTATTTAGACGGAATGTAATACATTCTTGAGAGGTCTTTTGTTTGAGCATCTGCAATATCTCCTATTTCTTTATTAAGTGCATACCAAAAATGTTTGATATTTTCCTTTTGAATCCATTTTGTTAATGGGAAAACAAGACGAAACTTAGGATGAGAAATACTACTACTTGCAGTACTATAACATAAATATTTGTATCGTTCATATTTAGATTCTATATCCTTTATATCACCTTGAAAGTCATCCACATCAATAATACCAAACCCACCCCAAGCAACCACGTTATCATTAGCCCGAGTGGTATCAGGCAAATACGTAGCAGGACTGATAAGAGGAGCTTTAGATTTAGTAGGGTATTTTGAAGACTCTGCGAGCCTATAAAAGACTTCTTCGAATTCTTCGAAGTTTTTGTAATCCATTCTTTTGACAGTTTGGTTGTCATAAATGCTATCGAATATCGTTAGGGATATTTCCATGATTATCTTCATGTGATGGTGGTGTCCAATCATCGGGTTTAGTTAAATCTGGTAAGCCCAATGGATTAGGTCTTTCTTTTTTAATACCTACTTTTTTAGCCATATTAGCTTTATGAACTTCATCCCAGGCTTTATTGGCATCTACGCCAAACGCTAGGAGTGTTCCTATTGCTACAACGCATAGGTCTATAAGCCCATCAACAATTTCTTCATTGTCTGAACTTACCATTGCTGATTCTGTTTCTTCTAATTCTTCTCTTAAGAATTGAATTCTAAAATCTAAGTATAGTCTTAACCTATCCTTATTTTCAGGATCCAACACCCACTTACGTACACCATACTTGTCTTGCATATCAAATATATCTTGTACCCAATTAGAACTCATTACACTATCACTCCTTGTGGTGGAGTAATAATCCCAGATCTAGCTTGTTTAAATTGATTTAGAAGTTCATCTACTGGATCGATCATAAACATAACATCTTGTTTTTTAAGAACTAATCCATCTTTAGCTTTAGTATAAGGCATAAAGGGCATAAAGCCTATCTTTCCTTCACCAGCTGGTATCATGATAATAGCATCTTTTATTTGATACGTATCCTCACTTGTATTAGCAATCTCAGCGATAATTTCTTCGCCAGAAGTTAATCTAATTAATTTAATACTTTTCATATTTTTTCCTTGTTATGTATATTATAACATAGTTTTTTACAAATGTAAAGGTTTAATTTAAAAAAGATTCTAATGTTGATATTTCCTTTGAAGTCCAACCTATAGCATCTAGTACTGGTTCAATTGGATCTAAGAATGTTTTTTGAAATTGTAATTCATAATCAATATATTTATGTAAACCAAATTCTTCAGGGAGATAATCTGGAAATGAGATCACATTCTCCTTAATAGGATTTGGAACACGTAAATATGTAAACTTTATCTTTTCTCCATTACCAATCTTTTGGTATCGTTTTTGAAGAGAAAGATCTTGTAATAATTTGTTGTAAAGTAATCCCCCACGTGCGTGTATGGGCGTACCCTTTTTATAGATCAATTCATTATCTTTATATGCATTAATCTTTGTAATTCCTCGAGGAAAGGCTATTTCATCTGGTTTTAAATTTCTAAAATATTCTTTAAATTGATCAATAGCTATTTGAACATCATTTTCATTGCCAGCAACTATTACTTTAAATATATTCTTCAATGCTTGTCGACAAGGAGCAGGAGTAGATGATTTAATCGCTTCAATTCCCATAATCTTTAAATGTGGTTCTTTATATCGAACGCCTTCATTATCTTGAACATTTAAGACATATCTTTTTTTAGCTGTCCATATTCCTCTATCGGCTATTACTTCACGAGTCATAACCATTCTATTTTCTATTCCGCCCATGACATCATAAAATCCATCATATGCTTTTACTAATACTGGTTCTAATACTTGATTGCATACTTTATCTAAGAATTTAATAGGATCTTTTCCACTTGTTTCTGGAGTACGTTCTACTAATGGTCCTAAATTCACATATAACGAATCAGTATCAATTGCTATAACGTAATCTACATTATCAGTTTTTAAAACCTTGTTCAGACTCGCATTTAGCGCTAGTTCGGCCCAACGAATAATAAGTTGACCTGTTAATGTAATACCTTCGGCAATTCTTTGATCGAAAAATCTAAACCATTTATTTCCCATTGCACCATAAAGAGAATTGAGAAGAATTTTAGTTGCCATTTGCTTATTTTCATTTTGATTAATATCTCTTTCAATTCGATATATTTCTTGCTTATTTTCTTTGTCAACATTTTCAAGTTCTTTTTGAGCATTGTTCTTAGCTTTTTTAACTTGAACTCTTTCACTATACATTTCATCAATTATCTTGGGCAATACTCCTAATTTATTAATATTAAAATATTGTCCATTTGCTGCTACTGCTTTTCCTTTATTGTCAACAATACTTGGATTTTTTAATATTGAATTAACGTCTAAACTAGCTACTTCTCCATTTGAAATAGTTTCAGGAGACATATTAAGTTGCATAATAATAGAAGGATATAGTGAATTCAAATCAAAACTAACTACATAATTATGCATACCTATTTGAGGTTCTTTCACATATCCGCCTGGATATGGAGATTTAGTTTTGTCTTCATTGAATGGTACTGCTATTTTATCTTGATAGAGATCTCTATAAATGATAGAATCCCATATTGCTGTTGTACCAAAGGTATCACCATAATTTACTCCACCACGATAAGCCATGGTAAGACATAAAGTGATAAGACCCATTTTATCTTCTATACGATCTACTAATTCTACATCTTTAATATTATAATCAATAAACTTTTGATGATCATGTAAGTATAAACTGTATAGGCTTTGAAATTCTTCAAATGATAGTTTAGTATCACCTAATACTACATTTGCAATATGATTTAATTTATATGTTTCTTGTGGTCCATACGAATAACCAAATTTTTGAAATAGTTCAAGATAATCTAAGTGTTCGATTCCACCTAGTTCGTATGTTTGTTCTCTTTTTAAACTACCTCGTCGTTGAAGAATTCTTGAATCAACCATTCCCCATGGAGAAAGTTTCTTTTCTTCTCCTGGTATGAGTTTGTTAATTCTATTAACTAAATAAGGAATATCAAAAAATCGAGAGTTCCAACCAGTAATAATATCTGGAGTATGTGAAGGAGTAGACCAATGTGTTATGAAGTTTTTTAGAAGGTCGATCTCATTTTCACATTTTTTATAGACCACTCGATTTGTTTCCATAAGAGATTTTTTAACGTCATAATCACCTAAACCCCAAGTAAAATATGTGTTGTCTCTATTATTTTTAAGAGTAATTGCAGTAACTTCTTTCTGCGCGTCTTCTGGATGTGGGAATCCATCGTCTGATGCTACTTCAATATCAATTGTAGTAACATTAATTAGGCTACGATCAAATTCAATCGTGCCAGGAAAGTAATCATTTATAAATGTTGAAAGGTATCTAATGTTACCATAGATGTGTCGACCTGCAACAAACTGATTTTGTTCAACCCATTCTTTTGCTTCTCTCATACCTTCGAACTGAAGAGGTTCGACAGTAGTACCGTCAAGCGCTTTCCAGCTTCCTTTGTTAGAGCTTACAAAAAGGGTAGGTTTATATTTAATTTTACGAGATACTTTTTTACCGTTATCATATCCACGGTAAAGTATCATCTGGCCATAACGACATACGTTTGTATAAAACTTCATAATGTATATATTATATCACACTTCCTTTCAAATGTAAAGGTTTATTTTCATTATCCGATAGGTACCGTGATGGTACCTAAAGGGAAATGGAATTGGTAGGAAACTAACCTACTCCTCTCGGGTTCCGGTATCTATGCACCGTTTCTAACCGAACGCATCACTAGAGCTTACAATTCCAAATCCTAATATATTAAGATCCTATTTTGATCTTTTGAGGACGCTTTTCTTCTGGAATGTCTAATTGTAGATTAACTACAAGAATACCATCCACTAGATCAGCACCATCTGCAACAACATACTCTGCAAGCCTAAAGCTTTTAGAGAATTTGCGTGATGATATACCTTTGTACGCATAATCACGTTCGTCTTCAGATTTAGAACCAGAGATGGTTAATGTACCATCTTTAAGTTCTACCTCAACATCATCTTTACTGAATCCAGCAAGAGCCATTTCAATAT